AGTCTGCACCGGATGAGGATACGGCGCTTGCCGACTCTTCCGGTTATGGACGCAACTTTACTGTTGTAAATTGGAGTGGCACAACCGCCAATCTTAGTAAAAGTCCGAAAGGCAGGCAGATTCGTTTTAATATCAATAATCCGACCTCTGAAAAGACCCATCTGCAGGTGACCAATGACGGCAGTATATTTGCCAACCTTGGGGAGCGTATCATCGTGGGCGGATGGATGTGCCCTACCACATATTCCGTAGGAAATACGTTTTGTCCGATTTTCAATACCCGTTACGGTCCAGGACAGCCGATTTTCTATCTGTCTTTGTATTCCGGCAAGCCGAGAATTATGCTTTATAATTCTTCGGGCAGCCTTATTCTGGATAAAACTGTAACACCGACTTTTTCATTAAAGAATGGTGTGTGGTATTTCATAGCCGGAGTGATTGAACCGAATAATAAGGCATTTACCTATGTGGTTGGTGACCGTTCCACGGGAGAGGTATGGAAGTCTGAAACTTTGACTTTTACCGGGGAACTGAACCGTTCGTGTGTAGCAGATTTGGTTATCGGTATGCACGCCACAACTTATTATTATGCAGGTGGTTTTGATGAGTGGTTCCTGGACTGCGATTCACCACTGACCGCAGATGATTTGGTGGATTATTTCAATGCCACCATTCTGTGCAACGGTGCTGACACTTCCTCTGGTGTAGATGCTTTTTCAGTGATGGGTGGTGTTACGCTGAAAGCAACGGATGGAGTTTACCCGGAAAGCGGTATCCTGTATACCAAAGCTGTGGAGTGCAATCTATCCGGCACAGGCAGAGTGTCTTATACCAGTGAATATATCGCAGGCACAACGGCAGTGGCATCGGTGGAAACATCCACAAGTGATGACCTTGTGGATTGGAGTGATTGGGTATCTGTCGGTGCAGATGGAAAACTGCAATCTCCGAACCGAAACTATATCCGTTTCAAAGTGACGCTGACCACCTCGGATACTTCCAAGACACCGAAACTTGTAGATATCCGCCTTTATGACATTCCGAAAGCACCCTATGAAAAAATCGGTTATGCCCGTCCTGTGGTTCTGGATGATAACGGAGCGTGGGAGGCCATTTTGGAGAATGCCTATGACATCATCGTTACAGGCGAAATCAATGGCGAGGACACGCTGACTTTTTCCATTCCGTTCCGTGACAGCAAGCGTAAATATCTTGAAAACGAGAAGAAAATCCAGATCGTTGATGATATTTATAAAATCCGTACCATCACGGATGTGAAAGATACTACAGGAAACACGGTCACACAGGTGTATGCCGAGGCGGAATTTTATGATTTGACCTTTTCTGTCCGTAAGGAAGAAAAGAAGTTTGATGCGGAAACGGCGAAGGCTGCTATGGCGTATGCCCTTGCCGATACAGAGTGGAGCGTGGGAACAGTCAATGTTACATCAAAGCGTACATGGACTTCCACGGAGAAAAACGCGCTCTCCATTCTCCGTAGCGTTGCAAATCTCCACGGCGGCGACCTTGTTTTTGATTGTCCGAATCGATTGGTGCATCTGCTTACGGTCAACGGTAAAGACAGCGGCGCCCTGTTTGCTTACAAAAAGAATATGAAAAGCATCGAGCGAGTGGTGGACACCCGCTCCCTTGTAACAAGGCTTTATGCCACGGGTGCCAACGGCATGACCTTTGCCGACATCAACGGCGGCAAGCCTTACCTTGAGGATTTCACTTATTCCAAGGAAGTGCGTATTACCACTTTGGATTGTTCTTCCTTTACCAATCCATATCAGATGAAGGAATACACGGCTATGCGCCTTGCGGAATACTGTAAGCCTTCCGTTTCCTATGTGCTAAATGCGATGGACTTGTCGGTACTGACGGGCTATGAACATGAGGCTTGGAACTTGGGCGATTATGTCCGAGTGGAGGATAAGGATTTGGGGTTATCGGTTACCACCCGTATCGTGCGCCGTGAATACAACCTGCAGGAGCCTTGGAACACGGTACTTGAACTTTCCACCACACTGAAAAACCTCGGCAGTTCGGTCAGTTCCATCGATACCATTGCCGACGCGCTGGAAGGCACAGGAATGGTATCCAACAATGATATCCGAGAACTTGTGCCATTCAATCACCTGCGAAATTCCCGTGCAGATGATGGTCTTGCCTATTGGGTAAGTTCCGGTTTTGAGGCGGATGGAGAAAACGGTGCATCCGGCACGGCATCTTTTAAGGCAGAAGGTGTGGAAGGAATGACCCTCAGTATGTATCAGACCGTTTATCCTTCCAACCGCAGCAGTTATACACTGTCGGCGCAGATTGCATCGGAAGATCTGGAAAAACTGTCCGATGATGCACAAGTCGGCATTGAAGTGGTTATTGAATATGAGGACGGCAGCACCGAAACCCGATTCATTGACCTTTACTGATGGAGGTGCCTATGGCTTATTTTTCTAAAACATCGGAGAAGATAACGCCTGAAAATTACTTCTCCAAAGTGAAATCCATTACGGTGCGTGTGTGCATTACCAACTGCACAGGCACTTTATATATCACAGACCTCTTGCTGCAGCCGGGTTCTGTAGCCACGGGATGGGTAGGTCATCCTTGTGAGATGAAATGGGTGCTTGATGGCTAATCCCGTTTTTATCCGACTGGCAGAGGTCATAAACAAAAAGCAGGATATGCGTGTTGTGAGTGTTACGGTAAAACCTACCCTTACCAACTGCTCCGGCACGATTTGGTTTACTGACCTTATGCTGCAAGAGGGACCGGCGCTGACAGGCTATGTGCCTCACACCGAGAGCCGACTGACGGAAGACTCCAAGGTGTGGTTCAATGGTGTGGTTCGCTCTGCGGAAACGGTCATTGTCTGCAATGTCGGTGACACCTCCGGCGGCTTGGATGTCCATATCTATCCGAAATCCGATATGGCGGCAGGCTCGGTGCAACTTGCCCAGGGTGTGGGTGGTCAGAGAGTTGTTTTCCCAAATGCTCTCGCTGCCGAGGATGACCTTGCACTTTTGGCTTCGGTCAGAGAATGCACCAAAAACGGTGTCACCGAACCGAAAGAGGGATTTTATCAATACAGTGCCGCTTGGGATTCCAAGCACATGGTTACCTTGGAGGACGGAAAGTCTGCCAGGGTGCTTTTTGAATTGCAGCAGATGACGGATGGAGGTGTGTCGATTTGAGGGATAAATTAAAAGGCAAACGCATCATGGTGTGGACATTCATGGGCAATGCCCGTATGTATGAGGCTCTCCGTGATTACGGCGACCGTATCGACACCATTGGTCTGTTTTCTTTCAAGGTGGATGCCACGGGAACGATTACCGAGAGCGGTGTTCCCATCAGCAATATGCTGACCTATATTAACAAATGGCCGCATATCCGATGGTTGCTGACCGTTGCTAATGATGGTGCAAATTCTATCTTTAAGGCTTTGCGTAACAATACGAATGGCGCACAGGACACCTTCTGTTCCGAACTTGTCCGAATCATGGAGAAATACCCGTGGTGCAATGGCGTGGATATCGACCTGGAAAAGGGTGATGATTATTCTACCCATGCAGCGTCCACAGCTATGTTCAAACATATCTATGAAACGGTAAAAGCCTATGATTCTACCAAGGAGATGAATATCTGTCTGCCGGGTATGACTTCGGTTAACGGCTCGGTTGGTGGCGAAAACTGGTGCGTATATGGTGATTTGGATAAATACTGTGATACGGCTTCTATTATGAGTTACGGTATGGCTTGGGCGGGTTCTGCTCCCGGTCCTGTTTCTCCAAGGAGCTGGCTTGAGGGAATTTACGATTATGCAACGAAAGTTATGAATCCCGACAAGGTATTCCTCGGTATGCCTGCCTACGGTTGGAACTGGCAGATTTATGACACGCCGGAGAACCTAGGCAAATATTACCGAGGTACATCCCACACCTATTATGCTGCGAAATACTGGATGCAGGGCGTTTACAACTTTACCGATGACGCACCTCCGCAGCCGTTCATTCCTATAGTTTCCTATTGGGATGACTACGATATGGGGCCGTGGGCATTGCCCCATGTGTATGACTACATGGAAGGCAGAGATGCCGTTTCAAAGGAGTATCCGCAGATGTCGGAAACCTACAACCGCAGACGCTATCTGACCGCTTATGCCAAACAGCAAAAGACGGAGTTCGGAGATATTCTTATCGACCACAATGCCGAGCCGGACAGTTATTCCGGTGTGGTATCCGTGTCTGAAACCTTGGTAACTCTCGGCGATGAGGGTTACCAAGGTTTCAGACACGGATA